AGAAGCAGCAGAACGACCAGATGAACACGCCGGTGGACAAGTGGCAGGAGAAGTGGCTCGCCAATGTTTCCGAAACCAAGAAAGCCATCGGCGAGATCGGCATCAGCAACAACGCCGCCCAGTCGCTCTCCCCAGCCTTTGACCGCTGGAACACCATGAGCGGTCTGCAAATCGAAGGGCAGGCCAACAAAAAACGCATCGAAGGCTACCGGCAAGACATCGAAGCCAACGCCTTGATGAAGATAGCAGACGACGACATCGAGGGCGCAATCGGCATCTACAACAAAGCAGTCGCAGACGAAATTATATCGGAATCCGAGGGCAAACTCGCCGTGGCCCGCTTGGCAGATAATGACGCCCGCAGAGCCAAGGAGCAACAGCGCGAGAAGATCGCTGCCGAAATCCTCACCGACCCTCGCCGCGCCAAGGAAATCCTCACCAAAGCCAAGGCTGGCGAGGTGACAGAATTTGGCCAACTTGAACCCAGCCGGGTTAAGCTCCACCTCTACGAGGCAGACCGCCAAATCCGAGTCATGGACTCTGATAATTGGAATTCCCTCGTTGAAAGAATCCAGAACAAGGACATCACCAGCACCGAGCAACTTGATAAAGAGGCTGAAGGAATGAGGATTGAGCCGTCGAAATACAATCGCCTCAAAAATGCGATAGCCGCAAATATCACATTTGATCCAAAGATCGCAGGCGATCTCAAGGCCAAGGTCGCCGGGTTTGATTACGGGGCTGACAAGGACGACTCGAAATTCTACGAACTCAACGCTGAGATTGTTTCTCGCCTCCCCAAAGAGCAGGCTCAACTACTGAGTGAAGAGTTGAAGTCGGGTTGGAAGAAAGCATTCGATGGAACTCCAAAAGCCCCCCGCGAAGTTTACAGGTCCGATTTCATCCAAGGCATCAAGCGCATCGGCGACAGTGGTCTCCTCGGAGAAACCGGATTAGCCCCAGACGGCAAAACCATCGTCGATCAGTCCAAGAACAACACATACAACGCTAAAGTATGGTCGGTGATGCAAGGCATGGACGAATGGTTCAACGACCCAGCTAACAAGGACAAGACTCCGGAGGACGCCCAATCCCACAGAGACATGCTCATCAAGCCGCTTCTTGATGAAAAAGCGCGATCTAACTGGATTAAAAAAGCGCCAGCTTCTTTCTGGTCTGGATCAAGCTACGCGGATTCCATTAGCTCTGGTCAAGTTGGGTCTGAAAAGCCAAAGCCCACGCCGCCTCCTGCTCAAGAGGTAATTGATAAATCAGAAGCAACCAAAGCACAGGGGAAGGTCACCAGCTACAACTTCCCCGGCGATCCGTATTCGGATTCCAACTCCCGCAACCGTATCGGCGCTTGGAATAATCGCCTCGACGAAAACTCGCTCGCGATCTCACCCGACATCGAGCGCAAATTCAAAGCCGCCGGGATCGGGCAGGGCGATGCCGTGGAACTCACGCTCGCCGATGGTTCCACCGTGATCCGCAACTGGGACGACCGCACCATGCAGGACGCGCAGGCTATCAAAGAATTTGGTAAACCTTTCCGTGGGCGCTTCGATTTCCACAGCCCCGGCGGCAAACAAAAGAACGATGGCATGGCTGTCGTCTCATTCCGCAAAGCCACCAACGCCTAATTTTTCACATGGCAACACTTATCGACGACGCCACAGCCACCGACTACTTCAACCGAATCGACACCGCTCCAGAGGATCAGCGCCAACAAATGGCAGATGATTTATTGGCATGGGGTAAGGCCAAGAAAGCACAGGAATACAACGATACCGACGAGCATTTTTCCAAACTCTTCACCGACAAAGCCTATTTCGAGCAGGAGAAGCAGGCTAATGCCGCTGTGCAAGAATCGCCGGACCCGGATCAAGCGGCAAAGCGAACTCTTATCGGCGCATGGCTACAGCATCGCAGCGGCAGGCCCATCGACACCATGTCCTACCAAGTCGAGCGCGATGCCTACGCGATGGCGAACTACGGGAAGAAAAACCTCGATGATAATCAACTCTTCGATTTCATAAGCGGCGAATACAACACGCAGAAAAAGAAAACCGAGGCGATCAACGACCTCCAGATGCAGTCCGTGGGCAAAGCGATTGCCGACTCCCAACTCGGCCAGAATCGTCCCTTCGTGGACGGCATGACCGAGGTCTTCAACCAGTGGCAGCAAAAATACCCGGAGCTGGTGGACGGCCAGAATGACGCCGCCTTCCTCTCGCAGGGCTACAAACTCTACTACGACACGATCAACGACCTCGACACCGTGCGTCCGCAGGCGTCCAAGGCGCTCTCCACGCTCACCTCGTTCACCCAAGGCAACGCCACCGACGAGGACATGCAAAGCCTCGCCAATGACTTCGTCGGCGCTCCACCCGAAGACCGCCAGAAAATCTACAAATATGTGACCCTCGCCGCGCAGGCCGGTCAGATCGACCGCGCCGGGATCGAGCAGTTTGCCATCAACATGGGGCAAGCCTTCACCCGTGGGTTCGATTTCGTCCCGCAGGGGTCTCTACAGCTTCAAGAGGCAGGCGTTAGCGAGGCATTACAGGCTGTTCAAAAAGGTGGAAAAGTTTGGGTTCCTCAAAACGGAGACATTACCAAGGCAACAATCTCAGAAAAAACTCCAGTAGCTCAAACCCTCGCGGAAGCCCCAACCGCATTTTTATTTTCAAACCCAAAACAAGATTACCGCGAAGCCACACCAGAAGAGGCCGGTCAATTTACATCGTATGCCAAGAAAGCCATAGAGTCATTCAAGGTCGTGCGCGAACTCCGCAATGTCGCCAAGACCGGCGTCGATCCCATCCGCCCCGTGCTGGAGGAGAACTCCTTCTGGGGAACCGCCGAGCGCGGAGCCTACGGTTTGTCTGGCAGCATCCCGCTCATGGGCGCGACAGCCGTCAATCCCTTCCTCGGCGTCCTCGCCTACCAAGCGACCGAATACGACCGCATCATGCTGGAGAACCCGGAAATCAACCCGCAGTTCGCCCAAGGTCTCGCCCTGGTGGAAGGCGCGGCCAATGCCGCCATCGACCGGGTCCAGTTGAGCAGCCTCTCCGGGCGGCTCCCCATGTTTGGCCGCTACCTCGACCGCATCGCCAGCGATGGCGTCCGCCGCACCGTTAAGATCGGGGCCAATGTCGTGGAGCAGAACTTGCAGGAAGGCGCTCAAGACCTTATCGCCCCCGTGCTGGAGACCGCAGTCGCCGCACTCCGCGAGGACATGCCCGACAAGGATTTCACCAAGCTCATGGACGACTGGTCTGGCCAGCGGGCTGAGACCTTCTTCGCCACCCTTCCGCTCGCCCTCATCGGCGGTGGAGTCGCCACATACCGCGACATCAAAAACCCATCCGCCGAACTCAACGCCACCAAGCTCCGCATGGCAGGATTTGGGAAGGATCAAGTCACCTTCATCCAGCGAGCCGAGACCCCAGAGGAATACGATGCCCGCATCAAGATGGAATGGGAAAAGCGCACGCCGGAGAACATCAAGGCCGGTGAGCAGGAAGTCCTCAACACCATCGAAAAAGCCCGCACTCCCGGAGAACTCGACGCCCGCATGCAGCGAGTCACCGCGCCCGATGGGTCCGAGGACATCGTCGTCACCTCACCCGATGGTAAGGAACTCCTCCGCACCAAGAGTGAGCAGGCCGCGCTGGAGGCCGTGCGTCAGCACAACGAGGCGCAACTTTTGAACAGGCAGTTTGACACGAAATACGAGCCAGAAGAACTGCGGCAAATCATCAACGACCGGATTGCTAATTGGAAATCGCAAGATTCCAACAACACGCTCGTCATGGAATCCGAAGGCATGAATGCCCAGCAAAAACTGGAGCAACTCCAAGCCGCAGGCAACGCCGCGCAGATTCAAGAACTGCACAACCGCATCGCGAATTCCCCGCTCAAAGACACGCCCTACGAGCAAATCAACATCCTCGGCGAAGCCAGCGTGAACGATGTCGCGGAAATGGTTTTTCAGCCGCTCATTAAAATCAACCCCAACACCCGCCCGGAAAACCTCCGCGAGGAAATCCACCACATCGGCGTCAAGGTCGCTCTCAAAAATGGAAGCGTCACGCTCGACACCTTGAGAGGATGGCTCGATGCCACAGAAAAAGCCTTGCCGGATATTTTCCCAAACCTTGTAAGGGATACGGAAGGAGACATTGTCGAGTCACTCGCGCAAGTCCAAGCCGCCTACGAGGACGGGAAAATCGACACTAATGAGGCATCGAATCTTCCGGCTTCGTTCATCGATTACATCAAAAACATGATGCGGACCTTTGCCGAGGTCTTGCGTCGAGCAGTCGCACTGCGCGGAGCCTTCAAGGACGGGGCGCTACCTGCGGAATACGAGACCTTCCTCGCCGACTCGGTCGGCCTCAACCAGCAGGCGCGTGTCGATACCGCCAGCAACAGGGTTAGCAAAGAGATCATCACCGATGGCGGGCAGATGCTCATGGACTTCTCCATTGGCTCCCGAAGCAACGCAGTTTCGACTGATACTCCCTCGATCCGCGCCAGCAACGCCACGATCACCGGCCCTGCAAACTACAGCATCGGCGCATTCCACGGCACACCGCACAAGGTGGACAAGTTCAGCACCGCAAAGATCGGCACAGGCGAGGGAGCGCAGGTTTATGGCTGGGGATTATATTTTGCAGAAAAGTTTGGAGTCGCAAAAAAATACAGGGATGATCTAACCCCCGATCCGGTTGCAAAAATCAATAAACATCTATCTTTGATAGGATTGGGAGGTCATTCTGCGTCTTCAAAATTAGCAGAAAAATTAGTTGGTAATGGGGGAGACCTGTCTTTGGCATCATCTGAATTTAGAAAAGAAGGCAATAAGCAAATAGCCGATCTTATTGATAAGAGAGTAAAAGAAGGACGCAAGTCGCTCGATGTAAACAAAGGAAACCTCTACACCGTCGAACTTGATGTCGAACTGGAAGACTTGCTCGACTGGGACAAACCGTTGAGCGAGCAAAGTGAGAAAATTCGCAATGGATTAGCGTCTGCATTTGGAGTTAGCCGAGATGCGGTTGAGTATTGGACAGGGAGGTTAGTTGACGATCTATCTGAAAATGGCCCGTCTGGGTATTCGGAAAATAGACTGAACAGAGTAATCAATGAAGCAGTAGAATCTGGAGGATATGGTGAGGAATTTGGTTTCCAAGTATGGGACGAAATTAAAGAAGCCGCCCCAGAAGTTGCTGAAGAATTTATTGATTGGGTCAAAAAACATTCTGCTGGCGGAATAGCTACAACAGACACGGGAGAATCTTTGTATCGGCTTTTAGCCTCAACAAAAGGAAGTCCTAAAGCGGCCTCCGAAGCCATCCTCGCCGCAGGCATCCCCGGCATCCGCTACCTCGACGGCGATAGTCGAGCCGAAGGCCAAGGCTCATCCAATTATGTAATCTTCGACGAGAACCTCATTCGCATCACCGAGGAGAACGGCAACCGCATCCCCGCATCGCAAGCTCTCGCCGCGCCAGCCCCCGGCGCGACCAACTACTCCATCGGCATGACGGTCGCCCCGCTGCGCCGAGATTCACTTTCCGAACTCAACAAAAAGGAAATGCAGAAGCGGGCTTCGTCTGCAAAATTCATCCACCTCCAGCAAGTCATCGATGATGTCGCCAATGCGTATGGAGTAAAAATTGAATCCCGCCAGCCGGTCATCGGTGGATGGGTTGAAAGCGGGCAGATCAGTCTGGAGGTTCCAGAGGCTATCCTTTTCGACACGGATGACCTTGAGATGGCGCAGGAGATGGCGGCAATCGTCGGAGCCTCGGCCCCGGAACTGCAAAATGCCGTCATGCTCTGGAAGGATGACGATGCCGGGAAAGATACCGTGCTGGAATTCCAAGCCAAAGGAGCCGACTCGGCCTTGGCTATTGCCAAGGATTTGAACAATGCCGGACTAAATGGATTCACCTATGACACGAAGACCCGCAAGTTTTCACTTGTTCTGGCAGGAGTTTCGCCGGAGAGTATTCCCAAGGTTTATGATTACATCAACGACCAAAGCAAGACCGGCAACATTAGCTCTCGCGGAGGCACTCAAGCGAGATCGGGAGTTGCCGCCTTCCCATCCGAGAGCGACTATCGAGGATATCTGCAAGGCGCTCGGAGCCGAGCGGATTTACTCCAACAAGGGCAACGCGAAGCCCTCCTCGATGTTGTTGATCGGGCGGAACGGCGCGTAGATCGCTACGCCGCCGCTCTGAAGATTTCGGAGCAGGCCAAGAAAATCCAAAAGAAGCTCAAGCGTCCTTCCACTTCGGCGCTGGCTATCGAGACCGAACTCAAGGGCAAGCAGTTCGATAATATCCGCCAGCTTGGGCTATACCTCGACGCCCGGTTCAACAAGGTCTTCGGCAAGCCATCATTTGAGATCGGCGGGCAAGAGGGCATCGATATCGCATCGGATGCGTTCGTCTACGATATCATCGACGGGCTGGCCGGTGATGGTTCCGGGATGGGGTGGTATGACGAGCGGGTGCAGGAAACAATCCGCGAACTCTCCAAATTGCACCCAGAGTTTGCAACCGATTCCAATGCCCTTGCAGTCTACATCGGCATTCTTGCCACGACATCGCAGGGCTACACGGTTGTCGAAAATTTCAAGCAGGCCAACAAGGTCTACAACGAATACAAGCGAACCGGCAGAATCCCGACCGATTTTAAATTTGCGAAATCTTCGGACCCGATCAACTCCAACCTCGCTCAAATCCAAGGTCTCATCGATGAGCATGGATTGGATGGCTACGCTGAATTCATGGACCGAGAGGTTACCGGGCAGGCGCTGCGCGACCAGTTTGGGAAAACACCAACCGGCGTGACCCTCAAAGACACGGTGCGCGGCAATCGTGTCCTCGGCCCCAAGATTGGCAGCTTCTTCAACAACCTGCGCGGGCAGTTCGACACCATCACGATGGACTTGTGGTATACCCGCACGATGCATCGGTTCTTGGGTGAAACGGTTGTCCCGCTGGATTCCGACAAGATGCAGAAGGCCATCACAAAATTCCGAGAGGAATTGAAAAATGATGGAGTCCGCACCTACGGGATCGACATCAATGAGGCTCTTAAAGACGACGAGGCCACGGTGCAGGCGGCTCTCACGCTTTTCCAACGCTGGGCGCGAGGTGACAATGACTACACCGAAAAGGGATATTTCAAATTCCCCGATGGATACAAAATAGAGAAAGCCGCTCGCGGAATCTTCAGCATCGGCGGAATGAAAGGCGCTCCGCAGAACAAAACGCACCGGCAATATTTCGCCAAGGTGGTTTTGGAAGCGAAAGCCAAACTTGCAAAACTTGGCATGAAGCTCACTGAGGCCGACATGCAGGCCATCATCTGGTATCGCGAGAAAAACCTTTTTGCCCGCACCGGCGTGGCCAACGCCGCAGCCAAGCCCGCTGACTATTTGGATGCCGTCATGGTGGCCCGATCCGGAGCGCAAGCGCAGGAGGATATCGACCCCGCAGATTTGGAAGCAGAAGATGGAGACACCAACTACTCCATCGCCAGCCAGTCGGAGATCGACCGGGTGAACCGCGCCCTCGGCGGCATGAACCGAGGCCCGGAAGGCCGACTCGCAATCTACGAGAGGGCAAAGCAGAAGTTCGCGCAGGTTTTGCAATCGAACAAGGAATCCCTCGACGCAATCAAATCCGCCACGCCGATTGATACGACCCCGGCCATTGACCAGGTCGAGTCCGAGCGTGCAGCAAGGCTCGCCGATCTCACCACCGAGGAAACCTCCGAGGTTGAAAAAGCATTACAGGACAACGCGGACACTTTCATGCCGCGCATCGAAGATGCCCCAACCCTCGCCGAGCGCAAGCGTGTGGAGCGCGATGCCAAGGACCGTGCGAAGATTTTAGAACAAGGCATCCGGGACAAATACGCCGAGCGCAAAACAGCCATCGAAACCGAGGCGAATACCAAGCGCCAGCAGATCGAGCAGTCCGCTGCCAGCCGCGACTCGGCATCCCGCGCCCGCATGAGCGAGAAGGTGCGCCGAACAAAACTCCTGCAAGCCATCGGAGAACTCGACGCGATCCTTTCCGTCCTGCCACCGGAGGTTCGCGGCAGGGTGGGGGGCTTTGCCGTGCTTGCAAATATCGGCACTGGCGACAAGGCGCTGGGAGATTTCTTCGTGAAGCGCATCGACATGATCGACCGCCAACTGGAGCGCACGCTCAAGGAGGAATATGGAACAGCATTCGACTCGCTGCTGGAGCGCACCAAGCCCAAGAAGGCCGCAGCCGGGGAGAAACCCAAAGGCATCGGAGCGGATATCCAATCCCTCTTTGCCGTGGTGCGCGAGGCCCGCAACTGGAGCGCCGAAAAAGTAGATGGCCACATCGCCAACATCGAAACTCAAATTGCATCTGGCAACCTCACCGCAGAGGAAGAAGCCATGCTCACCCGCGAGGCCGACCTCGTCTCGCTCGCCGGGGATTGGAAGAATGCCGATTCAAGCCGCCGCGCAGCGGCCCTGTCCGCAGTGACCGAGACATGGGCCAAAGGGATGTCAGCATTTGTTCAGAAAAAAATCCGTGAGCGCGAAGATCGGGACATGGCACGCGCCGAAGCTATTTCCGCCACCGGCAAGAAAGGTGACTATGTTGGCCGCAGGAAGCGATCCGCAGCAGATAATGGATTGCGTGGGAAGGTCCACGGATGGTTCATGGATACACTTGCGTGGGATGGTGTCGTGAACATCCTTTTTGGCCACGAATCCCCAATGGCGATTCGTCTCTCGGATGGTCAGCGCAAAGCGGAATATGCCAAGATCGATGCTGTGGCCGCTAAAGAGGAGGCAATCCATGATCTCTTCACAAAACTCGCCGATGGCAACCGAGCTGCGGGAGAGAAGCTCATGTGGCAAATGAGCCAACCTTCAATCTCAGCCAATGGTCTCAACCTTTCTGAATTGGAAGCATTGTCCGCAACGATGCTGTGGATGCAGGAAGATGGTCGCCGCCACATGGAGGGCGAACTCAATGAAAATGGAATGCCGGTCGGCAAGTGGCACTACGACCAGAAATTCATCGACGACATCGAGTCCGCATTGTCACCGGAGGCCAAAGCCGTCCGGGATTATTTGTTGGATGCCTATGGTAAGGAATGGTTCTCGATCAATTCCGTCTATCGCGACTTGAACGGAGTCAATCTACCCCGAATCCAAAACTACTCTCCTGTCACGGTTGTTCCAATCAATGCACCTGCTGGGATGGTCACCGACCCAGTCACCGGCAATTCCGTATCGGCAACCAGCATATCACCAGGCGCTCTCCGCACCCGTGGCACAGCCATCGCAGAGCCTGCTTTCAGAAATGTCGTGCAGACATACCTCGCCCACACTCGGCAGATGGAACATTGGAAGGCTTTCGCGCCATGGATCAAAGAGGCGAACGGAATCCTGCGCTTCCGCGATGTCCAAAACTCAATCAAAGAAGCTGGCGGCGAGGAGGCAACAGGAGTCCTCAACCGATACCTCGATGCATTCTCCCAAGGAGGCAACAGAGACGCATCGCTCGGCCTCGAAATATCGCAGGTCTTAAACCGCATGGCCAGCCGCGCAGCGCAAGTCGCACTCATCGGTCGTGTTGGGACTCTTGCTATTCAGACCACCCAGATCGGAGCCGCCAGCGCCGAACTCCCGATGGGCGCTTATGTTTACAGGCTCGGCAAGCTGCTGACCGGGAACCTTGGCTGGGGCGATTCACTCAACTCCGCATACATCCAACGGCGCTTGAAACAAATGCCACCCATCGTGCAGATCGCAATGGAGGGTCTCAAGGCTGGGAAACCAAACCAACTCAAGCACCAAGTCGAAAAAATCGGACGCCTCATCTCCGGATCGGATGCCCTGTGGACTGCTGGCACATACGCGATGGTCTACGACTACAATCTGAGCCAAGCCAAAACGCTTGGCTACACCGGCAAGGCCGCAGAGGACTACGCCCACAACACAGCCGAACGCATCACCGACAGGCTCGCACAGCCAACCCGCATGGGAGCGAAGTCAATCTACGAGGTCACCGCAACCAACCCCGGATCGCGACTCGGTTGGGCATTCGCCTCCGAGGCTCGAAAAAACCTTGCCCTGCTTGCCTACACAAAAGCCAACCGACCTCTGAAACGGTTCGGCGCAACGGCGCTTGGGTTCATCGTTTTCAACTTGGCCATGGGTGCATTCATACGAAATGCATGGAAGGACATAAGAGACGATGGCGACGACGAAGATGAATTCTTCGACGCAAAAACATGGAACTGGAAACGCATCGGCGTGGCCATGGCAACAGAACCGCTCCAAGGCATCCCATACCTTGGCGACTACATAGAGAAGGGAATCAATGCCGCACTCGGCCAATACCACCAAAGCTCCGACCTCATCAATTTTGAGCGTGGGGTCCGCGCCATCAGAAACATCCCGGACATTGTCCAAGGAGAGCGCGAGATGGCTGATGTTTTGAAAGACATCGACGGCATGGTTTCCCTTATGGGCCTCTTCAACCAAAACGCCGCAGCCGCCGCATCACTCACCCACATCGCATCCGACTTCTTTGGAGTTGTAGAAAACGCCACCGAAGAGTGATTTGACTCACCTGTTTTGACTGATACCATAAGACCACTATGAAACCACTCAACTACCTCCTCGACAGGCTCAACGAGAACTCCACATGGCGCGGCATCCTGCTCGTCCTTACCGCCCTCGGCGTGTCGCTTTCGCCGCAGCACCAAGAGGCCATCGTCGCAGCGGGCCTCGGCCTTGTCGGCGCGATAAACATACTACGCAAAGGATGAAACCCCGCCGGATCGCCGCAGGGATGATCATCTTCGCCTTTGCCTGTCTGGCGCTGGCGTTCCTCACTTCTTGCGTCAGCGTTCCGGTTCCGCCATTCGGTGACCGGCGAGGTGAACTCGGCAACCTGCAAGTCAGCGTCAGCGTCAAATACATTCCGCTGACCAACCCCGATCTCCCCGGAGATCAGAATCTCAACCACGCCTGGTCGAAATTCGGCGAGGCAAAAGCCCTCAAAGACAAATGACCAAGCTCCTCGCCGAAATCGCCGCCTCACAAATCGGAGTGCGAGAGGAAGGCGGGAACAACAACGGATCGCAAATCCGCGACTACCAGCGGGCCACCGACCTCAAGCCCTCATCGTGGCCATGGTGCGCGGCCTTCGTGGACTGGTGCATCGCCGAGTGGCTCGACCGCCCCGGCGTCCGCGACTGGCTCAATCTCCAAGCCTCCCCGGAGGACTGGAGACCCAAAACGGCGCTCGCATACGGATTCCTCAACTGGGCCAAAGCCAGACCGAAGACCGCCATCATCCTCCACGACCGAGAACTCGCGAGACCCGGCGACATCGTCGTCTTCGACTTCTCTCATGTCGGAATCGTCGAGTCTGATTCCGGCCACCAGATCATCACTCTGGAAGGAAACACCAACGGGCGAGGGGAGCGAGACTCAGAATCCGGAGACGGAGTCTGGAGAAAAGCACGGCAAAAAACCATCGCCAGAAATTTTATCCGAATCCGCCCAGCTTCGGTGTAATCTGGCACAAGCTGGCACAAGCAGGTTTAAGTATCTGTAAATCAACGCACCGAAAGCGACTCAAAATCTCGTTCCTTCGGGAGTGTCGGTTCGATCCCGACCGCCGGTAAACTCTTCTTAGTAAGCCCGCAGAAGCCGATCAATACAGGTTCTGCGGGTTTTTCGTGTCTGGACTTTTCGAGACTCGTTTTTCCTTAAATGGACAATTATCGGTTGCGATCTTGGCACAACTGGCACAAGCTAATGTCCAGTTATGGCCTACAAGGTAACATTTGATTCTACACGCCGGACCTCGCCTTGGAAACTTGATATCCCTGCCAAGGTGGCGGGGAGGCGGCTGCGGTATTTTTACCAGACCGAGGGGCAGGCGTGGTCCGATGCGCCGCGCATTTTAAAAAAGCTCCAGAAGGGCGGTCTCGATGGGTTGGAAGAAAAGGATGGCCCGTCTCTGGCCGGTGCTGCAAAAATCTTCATTCCACTCTACGAAAACACATCCAAATCGCACCGTGAAAAAATTGAGAAGGTGTGCGGGTGGTTGGCGAGGGATTTGCGCTGCCCTCTGAAGGCGGTGACGCCGATGATGATGGTGGAGTGGTTCGGCAAAATCAAGGGATCGGACACGCAGCGGGCGACGGTCTACCGCTATGTGCGGCTTTTCTTCAACTGGTGCGTCAAGATGGACCTGCTGGATCGGTCGCCGTTCCGGGCGGTGGATTGTCCGAGGGCGAGGTCTCGGAAGGGCATACTCAACGCCGGTCAGATGAAGGCGCTCCTCGATGCGGAGATGAGTGATGAGATGCGGGCGTCGATCTTGCTGGGCGGGTTCGCGGGCCTGCGGAGCATTGAGATTCAGCGCATGAACTGGGAGGACATCGATGTGAAGGCTGGGCAGATTTGGGTGAGGCCGGAGGTCTCTAAACAGCATCACGGCATGCTGGACCGGATCGTGGATTTCACGGAGCCGATGACGAAGAGGAAAAAATTCTTCACCGGCAAGAAAGGCCGGATCGTGCCGGGGAGTGCGCGGGCGCATTACGAGGAGCGAAAGCGGTTGGCGGC